CAGGTGCAGAAAACTTTGCCACAAGGAGCGCCACAACCAATGATGAATAACATGACAGCAAATGGATAAACAAATATTAAGAGTAATTGCAGACAATCCAGCACTATTTGATTGCCTTAAAAATCATATCCTTGATGAGTTTGAGGTAGAAACACCTCAGGCAGATTTAGGAGTAACAGATGAAGTGTTAGGGCAGATATTTAGAGCAAGATTAGTAGGTAAAAACAAAGTACAGAGTGCATTCAAGAAGGTGCTAACATATAAGACAGTAGAAATTTTAGAGGAAAAAATAAATATGGCAAGATAATTGTTGACTAGGTAAAATCGTGATATAATACACTTACAAATAAAATAAAAATAATGTTCAATAAATATAAAAATCTATCAGCATCGGCATCAATCAAAGCGGGCGCAGGTTATGTATCTGGAATCATAGTTAATTCACACACAACAGGAACTTTGAAACTTTGGGATTCTCTATCAGCCACAGGAACTATTATTTGCAATACAATTACATTTAACAACACAGACAGAACTATCTTTTTGTTAGAGCTTGCATTTACAACAGGACTATTTGCAACTATTGGAGGAACAGCGGCAGACATCACAGTTGTTTACAAGTAGCTGTGTGGGTTATCACTCCCTTACAAAAGTGTGGAAATTGGAATAAGTTATCACTCTTATCCAAAATCTTTTAATAAAAAGTGCGCAACTTATTTATCATTATATGGAAACAGAAAATGAAGATGGAATTGAAATAGAGGAAACTCTTGATATTCTTGAAACAGAAGAAGAAGATACAACAGATTGGAAAGCAGAAGCGCAGACACTTAGAGATAAAGCTATTGCACAACGAGAACGAACAAGACTTCTTAAACAGGAGCTTGCAGACACTAAAAGGGCAGTAGGTATCGCTAGTAAAACAAAAACAAACGATTTAGACGAAACACAGTTGGATTATCTTGACTTAAAAGGCATTTCTGAAGAAGACGATATCAAAATTCTCTCAAGACACGTTCAAAGAACGGGAGAGACAATAAGGCAAGCCTTAAAAGATGAATACGTCATATCTAAGTTAGCAGCTAATACACAAGCAAGAGAAGTCAAAGGTGCTATACCAAGTGCAACAAAGCGAGGTGGCAATCAAGTTAATGATATAGCTTCAGCAGTTGCAAGGTTTGACCAAACAGGCGAGTTACCATCAGATTTCAAATTACGTTCCGAAGTAGTGAACGCTATATCTGACAAGGGACACGCAAAAAAACCATCTTGGGGATAGTCTAAGCCGTTTGATTATTAAAACTAATTAAACATAATGGCAAATACAATTATTTATCAAGCATTGTGGGAAAACAAGCTCGCTCAGCGTCTTGACAAGCCACAGAACTGGAAAGAAGTTAACGATGTAGTCTACACAGACACACAGGCATACAACTTTCCTTTGGTTGCAGCAGCAAACGAACCAGCAGTTGTTACTCTTACAAACACAGCAGCAGGTCGTTCAACTCTATCTAACGTCATTCCTTTTATTGACGTTACAGAGACAAACCAGACTTTGACAATCATCACAGCAGAAATTGATTCTGTATATCTTGATTACGCTGACCAAGCTCAATCCAACTACGCTAAAATGGCGGAAATGGGAACACTTCTTGGAAAGAAAATCGGAGAACGCGCAGAAACAATCTCTCTTGGTAACCACGCAAACTGGACTAACATCGGAGATACTGGAGGAGGTGCAGTTGGACTTTCAACAACAGCTCTAACAGTTTCAGCAAACAACGTAGACGACATTTTACGAGGTATCATTGAACAGATTTACACAGCAAACGGCTTTAATCTTTACAAAGAAAATGGTGCATTCGTAGAATGGAGACCAGCAGATTGGACTTTTATGGTTCAATTCATGCAGGCAAACGGATTCAACATGGCTGACGCTGCCCTAAAATCAGGTGGTTCAATCGGTGTTGATTACCTTGGTATTTACCACTACGTTTCAACAGCACACGCAGCAGGTCACTTGTTTGCAGGTGTAAGAGGAGTACAAAAGTTTGGTATTCTAAAAAGCACTTATGGACGAACTTATGTAAATGAAATGCCAGCTTCTTCAACAGCTGGGTCGCTTTCAGGTACACAAATTCACACTCGTCTAGATTACGGACTACTTGTGCCAACAAACCTTCTTCCAACACTTTACGACGTAAACGTAGCCTAAGTATTATTAACTAATTAAAAAATACTATGGGAGCAACATCAGATTACGCAGCAGACTTATCAAGACAAATTGCAGCTAACAATCCAGCAGGAGCATTACTATCAGTTGCTAAGGCAATTTATAGTTTTGGAACTGACGGAGGTGTTATTGGACTTATTACACCTAGACTAACAGCGTCACTTCCAAAAAACGCAGTTATTGTTGCAGGAACAGTAAATTCAACAACAGCAGTTACATCAGCAGGTGCAGCCACACTAGCAGTAGGAACATCAGCAGGTTCATCAGCAACAGCATTACTTGCAGCAACAGCAAAAGCAACACTATCAGCAAACGCACTTGTAAACGCAGTGCCTGTATTTGCAACACCAGTGAAACTTTCAGCAGCAGGACTAGTAACAGTTACTGTTGGTACAGCAGCTCTTACAGCAGGAGTAGTAGAGATTACTCTTTTCTACTTTGTAGCTAACTCTTAGTTTGTTTTTATATTCAACCCTTTTATGAGGGTTGGGTTATGAAAGCAAAAGAACAACCAAAAGTAATAATTGCAGTACCTATTGCAGACTCAGGTGTAATGAAAGCACTGACTGCTCATGCTATTGGTTGCACTATTATTCAAAACGCACCTATCATTAAAGACTATTTAATTCGTGTATCTTGCGATATTGTTTCATCAAGAACATGGCTAGTGAACGAAGCAATAAAAAACGGAGGTACTCATATCTTATTTGTTGATTCAGATATGCAATTTATGATGTCATCTCTTGAAAGACTATTGGCACACAACAAGGAAATTGTGGGAACAGAATATAACAAACGCAAGTTCCCATTGGAGGGTGTATTCAAGCCTATGACAGAACGCAAAGAGACAGAACTTTACGAAGCTAACTATGCAGGCATGGGACTTATGCTAATCAAGTTATCTATCTTCCAAGACCCTAAGTTTGGTATTGGAGAAGATGGCAAGAGGAACGCATGGTTCAATTTTGGCAGAGACAGTCAGGGAGCATTGGCGATGGGCGAAGATGCATGGTTTTCAAACGTAGCAAGAGACGCAGGATATAAGACATATATAGACCCAACAATTAAAGTATTTCATTTAGGCGAGTTTGGTTATTAAAATAATTATATAAAACAATGGTATTTAGCGACACAATAAACAATACAGGAATGGTTCAACAAGTAAGAGACTTGATGCGTGTAGACGCAAACCAATGGTCTACTCAAAAGATTGCTAACTCAACAAATAATTACCATGACCTAGTAACAGGATTTGCTATCGGTGCAGATTCGCGCTTTCAATGGGACGACACTAACCACACAAAACTTCCTATCGGTACAACTAACCTTGTGGGAAGTCAGTCAGACTATTCTTTTCTTACAGACGAACAAGGCAACAGCATTGTGACACTTACTAGAATTGATATGCTTACTTCAACAGGTGTGTATACACAACTTATGGAAATAGACCAAAAAGACCTTGAAGGCTTTGGACTAGACCAGTTGCAGATTTATCCAGCTATGCCACTTTACTATGACAAGATTGCAGATAACATCATCAGACTATATCCAAAACCAACAACATCTGTAACAGCTGGACTAAAGTTTTACTTTCAACGAACAGGCTCATACGTTACAGCATCAGACACTACAAAAGCATTTGGTGTATCTCCTTTAATTCATAGGGGATATGTCATCGCGGCAGCTTACGATGGCGCAATAAGTCTTGGATTGCCAAATGTAAACCTTTTGGCAGCAGAATATCAGAGGGAGGAAATAAAGATGAAACGATATTTTGCAGACAGAAACCAAGATTTTGACAATAAATTAACAATGAAGACTATCCGTTTCCGATAATATGGCAATAACAAACGTATCAAAACCAGTAACAGTCCT